TCCCACGCATCATACGCATCGTTTATAGCGAGCATGTTCACATCACTCCCTGAATAAGGCTCGAATTGAATATCCTCTTCCACTTCATCTACGACTTCGATTTCTTCATCATCCGATTCCTCCTCGTCGTAAATGTCTGGAAAATAGGAACCTATCTTATTACCGACCGTGTTCATGGCACAATATTTCATACAATATTCCATATCCTTTCCCAGTATAGTATCCCTACCACACGCTTTAGCGTATTGTCCTGAGAGAACCACGGAGTGTTCTAATACAGGTGTTATAATCTCAATTGCCGATTTTTCCAGAGTTGAAGCGAAGTTTTGCGACTCCATCTTTAAATTCTAATATGTTATTGCTTAGCGCATAAACTCTAAGCTCTCTATTTTCTGACAAAGCGTTCAAGTCAAATTTGAAATTTTGGTTTTTGATCATACTGAAATTTCTTTGACCTGTGGGGTACCATCTTTCTGGTTCTAATGCGAAACTGTAGGAGTAAAATCGTCTAAATAATTGCGTCCGGGAATGATGAATACCACTCTGAACAGCTCGAAGGTTTATAAATTTACCCGTCTTTTCATTCAACACGACTTCACCATCCAATGTCATCTCCAAACTTTGTAAATTTTCGTAGGAAATATAATCATTGTTTAAAATTTGACTCGGGTGATCATAATCAAACGGATTCGATACACTCGTTCTCTGTATAACGAAAAATAATTCTTTGACTGGATTTATAAATTCGGTTCTATGTTTAAAAGGGTTTGTATTGGCCGGAATCGTATCCCTGCTCACTTGGAGTTGTGTTATGATATGATTCACTTCTTCTGATTGGTATTTTATCCGTTCCGGGTCTCCGAGTTGTACCATTTCTGTCTGGAGAGACATTGAGTTTATACCCACATCATATATACCTGAAGAAATTAGATTTATAGTTCCTTTCATAACCGAGTGTGATGTACAATAATACTCCAACGTATTGGGTGCATCGAGTGGAACTGTAAAAGTTGCGGGATCTGTGGCCGAACTTAAACCATTCGCGTATGATGTTCCACCCGTTTCTCTCAACGCGAAAGGATGCCCAGATTTATTGTATGTAAAATTATACGTGTTCCCTTTTATCAATGTAAGCGTGGGGTGGGTAGCACCGTCTATTATATATGCCATCCCACCACTCTCAACAACAACATTGAATGTTGTATTATTGGGTGAAGCGCTCACCGGTAAATCGGTTATACACTTTTCTCGGGTGTTTAATTTAATTTCTATTTCACATTCTTGCCGGGTAAGTGCGCATAAAGGGATAGACAATTCTGGATTATTATAAAAATAAAAAGGTATGTCTACTATACATTTTCGGGGAGTAGTTGCGGTTCCCAAATATCCTTGTATTTTTGTATCACTCACATTTGTTCCCGAAAGTTCGTCTGGACATTTACCTATTAATTTGGACAAATTCGTTTGTTTCGTCTGAGTTATGTAGTTTTCGGAGTGTATCTGGAGCCAATCTGCTGGTATTCTCTGAATAACCTGACCTCCTATGATCAAATCTATATATTCAATCAACGCATGACCTATAGATTCTATGTATGTATACGTAGTACCAAACGTGAGAGGTGGAAGTTCGAACTGAACACTAACGTTTTTTATGAGATCACCACAATTGTTAGGAATCGTACATCTTAAAGTACTTCCATATTCTAGGTTTCCATCTAATTCATGGTTTACTTCATATTTCGCGAAGTTTGTATGTTTCCTGAAATTTTTTACGAAGTGCGTGTACTCTGGATCGTCTGTGAAGAATATATCCTGAGTACCCTTCGTGGCGAGTTGTAATCGTCCCGCCATTCCTAATACTATACGTTAAAATTTTAAGCCCGCTAAACCACTTTCTACGTGAAGTACATTGTAATTTTGGGCGTAAATAGATAGGTTAGTTTTTGATAGTGACGAGACATCTTCCAATTCAACATCTATCTTTTTGTGTATTATACGACTCATGTTTAATTGTCCCGTGGGGTAATACATCTCGGGTTGAAGAGAAAAGGAGTACATATAAAATTCATACACGGGACTCGGGCACCCTGTATGATGACGAAGTGATTGTTCGTATGCCAGATATTGCCCACTTTGATCAAATATGGTTTCACCATTACAATCAAATTTTATATTCTTTATCGATCTATAATCGGAACGTTTACCTGATAAGATTATGTTAATGGTTTGATCTGTATTGCTAGCTTCAGTCAAAGAGTACACACGCACCCGACCGGTCGAAATGCCATTGCCGTCGTTGAAAGGAGTGCCGATCGCCACGCGCGTGCCGTCTGAGGACATAGATAGCGAGTATCCGGACAAGTCGTCCAAAGCCTCGCCGTCTATATCTGACCCTACCTGCTCCCACGCAGGAGTGACGCTGTTGTAGACGTACACCCGAACGTGGCCGGCGTCATCGCCGGTGCTAGGGTCGTTGTAGGGAGAGCCTATCGCCAAATGTGTGCCATCCGATGATAGAGATACCGACCACCCGGAGTTGTCGGCCGCAGCCTCGCCGTCGATATCTTGGCCCACCTGGCTCCAAGATACATTGTTCCAATCATACACACGCACGTGGCCGGCGTTATTACCGGTGCTAGGGTCGTTGTAGGGAGCGCCGATCGCCACCCGCGTACCGTCTCCTGATATAGATACTGACCACCCGGACAAGTCGTCTCGCGCCTCGCCATCGATATCGCCACCCAACTGGCTCCACGCCCCGCTGCTCTCTGAGTACACACGCACATGGCCGATGTCGACGCCGGCACCATTATTGGTGGGGTTGTTAATATATGCACCGATCGCCACCCGCGTGCCATCCGATGATAGAGATACTGATCGCCCGGACCGGTCTCCATAACCCTCGCCGTCGATATCATTTCCAATTTTATTCCAACCATAAGTAGCATCGTATTCATAGACCCGCACGTGGCCGGCGTTGGAGGCGGTGCCGTCGTTAAACAAAGCGCCGATCGCCACCCGCGTGCCGTCTGAGGACATAGATACCGAGTACCCAGACTGGTCGCCCACAGCCTCGCCATCAATATCGCCACCCACCTGGCTCCAAGATACATTGTCCCATTCGTACACGCGCACATGACCGACTCTGTCGCCGGCAGCAGTATTGGTGGGGTTATTAAATGGTGCACCGATCGCAACGCGCGTGCCGTCAGAGGATATAGACACTGAAGTGCCAAAGTAGTCTTCCGCACTCTCGCCGTCAATATCTGCGCCAAGCTGGCTCCAAGATACATTGTCCCATTCGTACACCCGAACCTTACCGGTCCCGCCGGTGATGCCGCCGCCCTGGGGGGGCATTATGGCGCCGATCGCCATGCGCGTGCCGTCTGAGGACATAGATACCGAGTACCCAGACTGGTCATACGCAGCCTCCCCGTCGATGTCTTGACCTAATTTTGTTATCTGAAACGTATTTGTACCAGGAATTGTTGTAGATAAGGGTGTTAAAGCTTGATCATTTGTTGTAGTATCCATGAGACGATTTTCAAACACCACACATGTGTATACCACAACTTTTCCATCTTGACTTGTAGCCAAACTAGAACCTGCAACTATAACATTTCCATCACTCGACATGGATACAACTCTCCCCATTTTATCACCCGCCCCTCCCCCAATATTCGAAAATACTTGATTCCAAGTTCCATCGGTTTCTTCGTACACTTTCACAACACCTCTATCATCACTCTCATACTTTGGGCCACCGGCCATAACACGTTTACCGTTAGATGATAATGATACACTAAACCCAAATTCATCACCAGAACCTTCACCGTCTAAATCAATTCCAATTTTATTCCAAGTACCACCCGAATATTCGTAAATACGGACATGTCCTCGATTGCTAGCATGTACATATGCTCCTACGGCGACGCGATTTCCATTTGAAGAGATTGAAACTGCATGTCCGAATCTATCACCATTACTTTCTCCCGAAATTTGACCCAAGGATGACCACGAACCTTCAGATTCTGTATAAATTTTTACATAACCATTACCATTCTGGTATTGATCAGCACCTACAGCTAATCGTGTACCATCAGAATTCAGAGAAACAGACGAACCAAAATATTCATTGGTACTCGCACCTGCTAACTGAACTAATAATGTTTGAGAATCTATATCATAAACACGAGCATATCCAGTGTTTGTAGTATCACTTAACGCACCAGACGCAACACGTTTACCATCCGATGATATAGAAATTGTTTTCCCGAATTGATCACCTGAAACTCCACTCGCTTCAAATATTTTGTTCCAAGACGCGTTCGAGTATTCATAAACCTTTATCGTTTCGGTACCATAAGCTGCACCCACGGCTACTCGCATACCATCCGAAGATATAGAGATAGATTGTCCAAACCTCTCGTTAGTTGCACCAGGAATAGATGGTCCTACTTGCGTCCATTGACCTTCCACATTATCGTACACGCGTACTTCACCATCATCGCTACTATGGTTCATAGCTCCTACAGCTATACGTTTTCCATCTGCACTCATAGCAACCGACGATCCAAATGATTCGTTTTCTTCTATACCGTTTAGATTAGATCCCACTTGGTACCATTCTACTTGATATGGGTTTTCAGAATATTCTTCTTTTGCCACAAAAAACATCTCTTTGACTGGATTTTTAAATTTTAAAAGTGCGGATTTTTTTGATTCATTTGGTTTATATACCAATTTAGATACTTGTAATTGTGTGATTAAATATTCTATAGGTCTCGTGAGTAAAAAGTTTCGTTCATCCTCGGAAACAAAATAAAAATCTGTTATGATGGAAGCATTTTTTATACCTCCATTTGTAGTTCTTTTTCTTACATTTATAGAATTTGATGATGTGTAGTTAAAAGATATATCGTCGTCGACATCCCTGAATTTTATATCTATTTCTACGAGTTGTTTAGTTATAGCACACACGGGTATAGCTAAACTTGGGTTCCTGAAGAAATAAAATGGAAGATGTACATATAATTCCGTAGTTGGATTAGATAACCTGTTATGACTAGTTAGGTAATATAAAGTTGTTCCAGTTTCATCTGTGTTGTTATTTAATTGATTGTACATGTATATGAAATCACCGGTTATACGTTCTATTGTTTGTCCTCCTATCTTCAAATCGGCGTACTGAATAACATGAGTACCTATAGACGTATTGTATAGATTAGAAGTCCCTGAAAGAGTGTCTATTTCTATTTTAAGTATAGTACTTCTAACCAAATCTCCCACGTTGCTGGGTACACGACATTTTAATAAGCTTCCTAATTGTATATCACCCGAAAGGGGTAATTCTACTGCCTCAGTAGAGAATTGGCTATGTCTTTTAAATATAGACGTAAAATACGAAATCTCAGGAGCACCTGTGAGCCACTGGTCCTGGGTTCCTGTTATGGCGATTTGAAGTTTACCTGCCATTCTTACTAGATGTGAGTAAAATTTTATGAAATAAAACGGGGCGGTATTATAGATGGATCTACGATTACGTAAATTTAATCCAGCCACCATGGCGGATGATAAAGTATGTGTTTTTGTTGGTAAGCGTAATACTGGTAAATCTACACTCGTCACCGACATTTTATGGCACAAGAAACATTTACCAGCTGGAATAGTTTTGTCTGCGACTGAAGAAGGTAATCACTATTATCAACAATATGTTCCAGATCTTTTCATTTACGGAGATTATGACAGGGATGCCATAGAACGTGTTATGGAAAGACAGAGGAAACTCGTGGGAGCGGGTAAATCAAATTGTGGTGCATTCTTATTATTGGACGATTGTATGTATGATAACAAATTCATGCGCGATACATGTATCAGGCAGTGTTTTATGAATGGTCGACACTGGAAAATCTTCTTCATGTTGACGATGCAGTATTGTATGGACCTTCCACCAGCACTTCGCGCTAATGTGGATTATGTATTTATTCTCAGGGAGAACATCATTCAGAATAGAGAGAAGCTTTACAAATCCTTTTTTGGTATTTTCCCAAATTTTGATATGTTTAATAAGGTCATGGATGCGTGTACCGAAAATTATGAATGTATTGTTTTGGATAACACCAGTAAAAGTAACAAGATAGAAGATTGTGTATTTTGGTATAAAGCAAAATTACGAAAAAATTTTAAGGTTGGGGCTCCAGAATATTGGAATACGCATAAAAAGATGTTCAATCCTAAAGGTGGGAGCGCAGCCAATAGTCTTAAACAGGCAAAAAAGAGTACCCCCATTAAAATTACTAAAACTAGGTGAGCGCGAAAAATTATTTATTAGAAAACATTGTTCACTATTAAATGTCGGCTAATATTCCTACGTTAAATTTATCTGATCCCACCGACGGGATGGTTCCTATAAATAACAGTACTACATTTGTGGAAAATTCGCCTGAAAAAAATATACTACAAAGTAAAGAAACCATGGATTCTACACCGATCGCCGACATTATGGGACAGCCCCAGGATAGTTTAGATGCGCCTATGATGGCTATGGACCCTCGTGTGGTTCAGCAGCAGATGATGGCTCAACCCCCTTCTATGGTTTCCCAAACCGCTGGCAACGAGGGTTCGGATTCTAAGAAAAGGAACCCCTTAGATCTCACCGATGATCAGATGCAGGCTCTCATCGTCGCGGCCTGCTGCTCTGCCGCCGTGAGTAAACCTGTCCAGGATAAACTCGCAACCACCATTCCTCAATTTGTAAACGCACAGGGTAACCGAAGCTTTGTAGGGTTAGCCTCTACGGGGCTTGTCGCTGCTATACTTTTCTATTTCGCGCGACGTTATTTTTAAAATCGAAGTACATCCCCACTCTGAGATATGTACGCAACCCCAGCACCAACTACCATAGCACCCGTTACTATCAACGTTGCTACGGCAGTATCCTTAGGATCTTTACCATATTCTTTCAGGTACCTCTTTAATTTAGCCCACCTAAAACCTTCAGTCAACAGAATCATAAACAGTACAGAGAAGGCTGAAACCATGAACACGGTTCCAGTTTTAGCACTCAAGAAAATGCTGTGATTACCGAGCCACCATATCAACATTGGTAGGATAACGGTTAACATGGACATGTTAGCCCAGTATTTCCATTCTAAACGCATGAGAGGTATGCTGAATAGTAAAAGCATCCATATAAGAACGGACATCGTAAACCTGGCTAGTGGTACCGTCACGGCACTATCAATAACACTTGACATTTATAAGTATATAATATTATTTATCAATGACGTGCGATCCACAGAATTCTTTCTGTTCTGATATTTTTGTGTACACCCCTATCTGAACAGCAATATTGGTCAATTTCGCAAATTTGTTCCAAAATTCTTCGCTATGCGAATATTCTTCTACTACACAATGTACGAGCTCATGTAAAAGTACGTGAAACATATCGTTAACCGTTCCATCTAGACATAACCCTATCTCAGACCCCTTGTTGGTATTGTATCCTGGTGTTTTATTCCGTTTATGTTTAATGACGAGTGGTTTTGGTTGATAAATTTTCCTAAAGTCTTCTTCGTGTGTATTTATTAAATGCTCCCTGAGTTTTTTATACTTCGCTTTAACTTCTACCACTCTCTCGTCTTCGTGTATGTTTTTAACTATAAGAGCGCTGATCACCAGTAGTAATACCACGGCCAGCATTTTTATATACCAATATAAATTTACTGTACAATTCTGATATCGGGTGTCCCTTTAAACCTTCCCATAAATCTAATGTAAATCCTTCATTTTCTAGATGTGAAACTAATATATCCTTATGTGCTAAGGGTTCAGATTTAGGTCCATCTGCGTAATAAGGTGTATCGGCTAAATGTACAAAAAGTTTTTCACCGAAAGCACCATTACTAGTTTCTTGCATTTTGAAAAAATTTCCCAAATCATCTTGATAAGGTGTTTTAAAAATCATAGTGTGAGAATCTGGAAGTATACCTACAAATCTTCCACCCGGTTTTAATCTTTTTTTAATTTCTCGCATCGTTGATAAAAATAAATCTTTCGATTGGAAAATATAATGAAGTGCAAAATTGTAGCATATGACATCATGTTTTCTCACAGGTGTAGCATGTATATCTCCCAAATAAAAATTGACACGTATTTTCATATTTTTTGCTCGTTGTTTAGCTTCTTGTAAAGCTTCTTCGTTAGGTTCACACATGTTTATATTGGCGCCAACATTCTCCCACTTTTT